CTAGAACAGGCTCGCCTGCGCCGCAGCCGGCGACAGTTCCACCCCCTTGCCGATCAGCAGTTCGGCCGCCGGTGCTGAGTGCTCCCCGCCTGCCACGGAATAGACGGTTTGGACCGGCTCGATGTCGGCCCAGGCGAACATCTCGCGGATCTCCGGCCGGTCGTTGATCGACAGCAGGAACCGCCCCTCGATCGCTCGCAGCTTGTCGGCCATCCGCTGGAAGTCGCCGCGCACGAACAGCCCGGCGCCATAGTCGCCTTCGCCGCCCCAATACGGGGGGTCGAGGTAGAACAGCGATCCCGGCCGGTCATAGCGGCTGATCACCGCCAGCCAGTCCAGGTTCTCGATCACCACTCCTGACAAGCGGTCGTGAAGGCGCCTCAGCCGGGGCTCAACGCGGGCCAGGTCGAAGTTGTGGGGCGACGTCGGACTGACGCCGAAGTGCTGCGATCCGACCCGGCCGCCGAAAGCCAGGGTCTGCAGGTAGATGAACCGCGCCGCTCGCTCGATATCCAGCAGATCGCAGTCACGGGTTTCCTTCAGCCGGTCGAACTCCGACCGCACTGCGGGCCGCCAGCGACACTCCTGCAGCAGCGCCTCGGGGAAGCGCTGCAGAACCCGAAACAGGGTGACGATGTCGCCGTTGAGGTCGTTGATGACCTCGACCTGCGGGCGGACGCGCCGCCGCAGGAAGACGCCGCCCATCCCGATGAAGGGCTCGACATAGGCGTCGTGCGGCGTGGCGGCCAGCACATGACAGATGCGTTTGGCCAGATGGCGCTTGCCGCCCAGCCAAGCTGCAGGCGGCTCGACAGGCGCAACGGGGCGCTGGTCGACAATGAGAACATTTCGAGAACAATTCATTTGCAGGAAGACCTTTTGCACGCGTAGGAGTCGCCCCGCTCGCGCGAGCGGGGGCGGCGACAGGCCGGTCGGCCGGTCGGTCCAGTCGTGCGGGGGTCTGCCCGCAGATCGATGCGTTGGCGCGCACCGATCCCGCCCCGGACGTGAGACGGAATGAAGAGGAGGAATTGAGATGTCTGACGAACCCGGTTTGCCTTCGCCTTCTGAAAAGGCCTTCGTGAACGACCTGCCCCAGCTGGAGGAGGAACTGGCCCAGCGCCAGGGCGCCAGCCCGTCACGACCCAAGGTCAGCGGCCGCGCTGTGGTCGCCGGGCTGATCGCCGGCATGACCCATGTCGGTAGGCCCGCCCGATGACGGCAGCGACGGACAACGATCTGGCGGACCTTATGATGCAGCTGGTCGGTCTGGATCTGACCAGCGCCGACGGCCGGGCCGGTTCTGGCGCCATCCTGCGAGAGATCGAGGCCAGGGCGCCGGGCTCGATAGCCAGGATGCAGGCAGGCCTCGCCTTGCGCCGCGCCGGCGCATCCCTTCTGACGGAGATGCGTCAGCCTGACGCCTGACCATGAAACCTCTGCCTGCCGTGCAGCTGCGCCATGGTGCGCCCCTGCCTGTTCCTCTGATGGGGGCCGCTGTCTGCGCCGGCTTCCCCAGCCCGGCCGATGACTATGTCGAAGAGGCCCTCGACCCCGCGCGCCTGATCGTGACCAACCCGATCAGCACCTTCATGTGGCGGGTGTCGGGCTCATCCATGATCGGCGCCGGGATCAACGATGGCGATTTCGTCGTGGTCGACCGATCCCTGAAGGTCCAGCCGAACGACGTGGTCGTGGCCATCATCGACGGCCTGCCCAGCGTCAAGCGCGTAAAGCGGCTTCGTGGCGGCCGCCTCGCCCTGGACTTCGACAATCCGACCATGACGCATCTGGTCCTGGACGAAGCCGCCGAAGCCATGATCTGGGGCGTGGTGACGTGGTCGCTGACGCCCCATCGGACGCCGACATGACCCGTGTCTATGCCCTGTCCGACGGCAACAGCTTCTACTGCTCCTGCGAGCGCGTGTTTGACCCGTCCCTGATCGGCCAACCTGTCGTCGTCCTGTCCAACAATGACGGCTGCGTCGTCGCCCGCACGCCCGAGGCCAAGGCCATGGGCGTCCCAATGGGCGCGCCCTGGTTCGAGATCCGCGACGGCTATCTGAAGGCTGGCGGCAAGGTCCGCTCCTCCAACTACGCCCTCTACGGCGACATGAGCCGCCGCGTAAACGCGGTCTATGAGCAGTTCGCGGACGAGGTCGAGGTCTATTCCATCGACGAGAGTTTCCTCGATCTGACCCGCGCCCCTGATCCTGTCGCTCACGCGCGACGAATGCGCGACACCGTCCTGCGCTGGACCGGCATTCCCACCTGCGTCGGCCTCGGCCCGACCCGCGTTCTCGCCAAGGCCGCCAACCACCTGGCCAAGAAGCGCCCTGAGTTCGACGGTGTCTGCGACCTCACTGACCCGGCACGTCGCACGGCCCTGCTGGCGACCCTGGACGTCGCCGACATCTGGGGCATCGGCCGCGCCCTGACGGCGCGTCTGGCTTCGCACGGGGTTCACACTGCTGCCGATGTCGCAGCCCTGCCGCCAAAGTCCGCCCGCCAAATCCTGACCGTGACCGGCGAACGCATTGCCCTTGAACTGGCGGGCATCCATTGCAGCGATCTCGAACTTGCCCCTCCGGCGCGAAAGGGGATCATCGTCAGCCGATCCTTCGGGCGGCCAGTTCAGACCCTGCTGGAGATGGAGCAGGCGCTGCGCACCCACGCGACACGAGCCGGGGAGAAGCTGCGCCGCCACAACCGCGCCGCGCCCCAGCTGCAGGTCTTCTACTTCACGTCACGCCACCGCGACGGGCCTCAGCGGTCAGTGTCGGGAACCGAGACCTTTCCGGTGGCGACGAACGACAGCCTGGCCCTGTCCGCCGCAGCGGGTCGGTTGGCGCGCAAGCTTTGGGCCGACGGCTATCCCTACGCCAAGGCGGGCCTGATGCTGGACGGCCTGATCGATCCGGCCGACGCGCCGCTTGATCTGTGGTCCATGCCCGACCCGCGCCGCGACGACCTGATGCGCGCCATGGACGCGGTCAACCGAAGGTTCGGACGAAACGCCCTGGCGCCGGCCGGCGTCACGTATCAGCGCGCCTGGGGCCTTAAGCAGGACATGCGCAGCCCGCGCTGGACGACCCGCCTAGATGAGACACCAACCGCTCAAGCTTGATGGCGCAAAAAGAAGCCCCCCGCTAACCAAGCGAGGGGCAGGTTCACATCATTGAAGAGGAGGACAGAGCGGCGCTTATTGCCGGGCCACCGCTCATACAGCCGGCACTGCGCATGCTGAATGTCGCGTTCCGGCGGAGGTTCCAAAATCCGCATCCGACCCATTGCGGTCGTTTAGTCTGTCAGCTTACGGTGAAACGGGGTCGAAAGAACGGTCAGACTGTCGAGATTTTTCAAGCCAAAGGCTGACCGAGCGGCGTCTCCATTATCGGATGACGATGATCCGCTTATTGCTGTGCCGATCCCACCATTGGTGACGCTCCTCGTTGCCTTAGAAGAGCAGAAGGGAACGCCGCTTACTCAAGAGGAAGTCCTCAAAGCGCGTGATGATGCGGTCTGCATGACCATGCCCCGCTCAATGGCGTGGAAAATGGCCGAGCAGCGAGGCTATCGAGATTTCAACCCTGAAGACGTTTGGAACGAATGGCAGTCGTTCCTTGCCGATGGATGAGCCAAGGACCGCTTTCCACCCCTAGCTGACGTCGGCGGTGCCCGCTTTCCGGCCTGACGGCCTAAGTCCGCTTTGGGCGTCGAAATGCAGGACCGAAATCGACCCATTGCGGACCTTGCGAAGGCCGTGACAAGTTCCCCCGATGAGGGTTGACGCACTGACCATCTCCTTGGTTTTGACCGCCGCAGTCTCTGGGTGTGGAGAGCGCACCTCAAAGGCTGAACTCGCCGCTATCGAGCGTGCGGACCGCATGAACGATCAGGAGCGTCGCGCCATTCTGGCTCAACAAGTGGCGAGCGGCGAAAAAACCTCGGAAGAAGCCGCATGCGACTACCGGCTGGGCCTCTGGGACACGGAACGGGAGACCTGTTTCAACGCGGACGACCCCTCGATTCGACCCGCTCCGACTGGCCCGTCTGAATACGCCCCAGTCCGCAATGCCGAGGATGCATGCGCCAAGGCGACAGCGCTGGTGACGGCGCAAAGAGGTCTGCCGATCAGCCATGTCGCTTACTGCGATCAGATCATGGAGGCGGACGCCCCTTCCGGCTACTATGTCATGGCTCTTCGCGCCCAGTGTTCGGAAGATTTGTGCGGCAGCACAAACATGGGTTTGTTCGCTGTCCAGAAGGCGACGGCCTATGTTTTCGAGGTCGATGATGTAGCTCAATGGAAGCTGGGCCGACGCGTGACTGGCGGCTCCTGATGTCCGCTTTCCACCGATACTGTTGAAAAAGTCCGCGAGCCGGCCGTGATCGGCCTTTTCGGCTCGATCTGGAGCCGTCGCGGAAAACTAAGCGATTGATTTCATTGGGGCGGAATTTCGGGACCCGCCCGTGGTTTGCGCCGTTTCAGCGGTCGCCGGACTTTTTCAACGGTATCCACCCCTAGCGGAACTTCCGAGCGACCGGTTTCGGCACGACTCCACAAACCCGGTTCGCCATGGCAGGGTGGCCGCCATGTGCAACCTCTACCGGCAGCGCAGCGACCCCCAGGCCATCATGGACTGGCCAATCGAGCGTGAAAATGGAGATGGTCCGTAGTGGCTCGGCGAGAAGGAGGCGCATCGCCAGTCGATCTCGACATACCCGAGACCTTTCACAGGCTGAAACGAACGCTGCTGCTCTTTTCGGTCGCCCTCATGGTAATCGCACTCGGCACACCGGAAGAGACCTACGCAATGAATGCGGCGGTCACTTCCATTACTATCACCACTCTCGCCGCCAAGTGGATGCTATGGGCTGCCGCGACGTACTATCTCGTCGGATTTGCGCTGGAGGTACGCCTACTCCTTAGGGCAAATACAGAAGCAATGAAGGGCGCGGGGGTCGCCGGACTTGTTAATGCGACGGGCGGTGCCACGAAATGGCTGGGCGAGGCCGAGGCGCTTCTAGCTCGACTAACTCTTCTCGAAGGAGCAGATCTTTCAGAAAACTCTCCCGTGCGAATGCTGAATCCTGCGGGCTCTGCGAATACCCTGGACCAGCAGATTGCTTCACTTCAGAGAGAGGTTGCTCGGCTTCGCGATCTTATGGAGCGAGAGTACCCCAAGCTGACCTTGCTGGCTTTCAATATTAAAGTGGAGCGGTGGCTCTACTTCTATATCTTTGAAATCGCCGCACCAGTCCTAGTGTATGCAATCGCACTCGCGGCCACGCTTGGTCTGTTTGACGCAAGCCTCGTTCAATATGGATTAGTGAAGGATGGATTGGTGAAGGCACCTTCCTGACGAAGGATGCGCCGCGCTTCTCGATGAAGGGTCATCAGTATCGCACGACGAATGCCCGCCCCGGCGAACCGGAGCGCGTCAAACCTCAGATTTCGATTGGGATGCCAACAGAGGCAGCAACAACCCACGATCCACGACTTGCATCAGAGAGCGACAGGTGCCCGGCCGCGACAGCACGATCAGCAGCGATCATGATCATGGTCATGCGGTTCGCGTCGTACTCGAGAATGGGCTGGACCAGTCGGAAATAGGTCGTCTCGCCATCGAGCATAAAAGCATAGCAGTGCATTGTGGTTCTCCAGCGCCATCACGGCGTGCAGTACCCTTATAGCCGAGCCGAACTAAATAAGCGCACGATGCCCACAAGAAGCCCGCCACACCGAAGGATGGCGGGCTTTGATGCAGAACCTGACGGCTCGACGCTGGGTCTCGGTTTAGGCGAGGGACTAGCCCGGCTTAGGTCGAGTTTCCGGCGCCGGACAGTCCAGCCCCTTCATCCCCATCTGGTCGAAGAACCGGCACAGGCGGCCTACCTGCGCCCATCCGGCCTCGCCCCAGGCCTCGACGGCGTTGTCGTGTTGCTCGCCAGCGATCCGGCTGGTCAGCACCTCGTCGGACGGGGTCGGCTTAGGCTGGACCCTCAAGTCCTCGGCACGCGGGAGGGCTGCGCCCGACGTCGAGCAACTGGCGACAGCGGCGCCGCAGCTCACGATCATCAGGCACGCCATCAGGAAGGGCTTGCGCGGCATGGTCTCTCTCCTCTTGCCGATTGCGGATGGTGGTGTTGTCGTTGACAGCCTCGTTCGCGCCGGTTTCCCGCGCGGCTGAGGCCTTCGCCTCGGTCTTGGCGACCTTGGCGGCCTGACGGTCGCGAACGCCCTCAGCGCCCCGGTGTGCGCAGTAGGCGCCGAAGATCAGAAAGGCGGCGAGGGCGGCTATAGTGAGCCAGGCGGTTGGGGTGAGGGCGCGGGCGAAGCGAAAGGCGAGGGCGATCACAGGATCAGCCCCTTCGCCTTGGCCGTTCGGACCTTGCGATCTTCCAGGCCATTCACACCGCCGTTGATCGCCTTCGTCAGGCCCAGCAGATCGTCGGCGTCTGCCTTGGCATTCAGGCCTCGGTCGGCCCAGTAAACGCAGCCGACCAGCAGACCGACTGATGGGTGCGAGACCATGTCGGGATGGCTTTCGAGGTCGATGCCGATCTTGCGCCCGACACGCCGATAATTGGCGCGGCCAGTGAGCTGGATCGGGCCGCGCCCCTTGAAGCGCTTCCCATCGCCGGACTGGACGTTGCCCAGGTCCGCGCGGCCCTCATAGGCGGCGCCGCTGGCGATCTCCTCCATATAGCGGAAGCCGCCGCTTTCATGCGAGCACTGACCCATGAAGTGCGCCAGGCGCAGGCCTGTGTTGAGAATGCCGTAGGTCCGGAAGTGGACGTTGGCAGCAAGACCTAACTCGGCGGCAATGGCTGGCGCGGCGCCCATCTTCGCAAACAGGGCGGTCAGGGTTCCGGCGCCGATGATGCCGTCAGCAGGCACGCCAAGGCGGCCCTGCAATCGACGTGCGTCGAGCATGGTGGTCTCCAGTTCATTTGGGAATAGGCAGCGGCTCGGCGATAGTCGGGCCGGAGGTGAAGGATGGATTTACCGAGAGCGACGGTCCCGGTGCTTCAACTGAGCGATGCGGGCGTCCACGATCCTGGCAACCCGCTTGCGGCCCCATGCGTCGAAGTGCTGTTCTCGTTCGGAATGGACATGGCGCAATCGCAACGCGCTGAGGGGCGAGGCTATGCGCTCATAGATACTGGAGCTGACGTATGCGTAATCGCGCCACACCTGATCCCGCCGCACGCCCGCCTTCAGAAAAGCATGCCGTCGATTTCGATCCAGGGTGTGGGCACGACCAATGTATATCTCGTCGAATTCAGCTTCGTGGGCACGCCGGTTTCGTTCGTTACGCAAGTCGTTAGCGGGCCGGTCGGCCAAGGGCGCGCTTACTCAATGATCATCGGCCGCAGCCTGCTTCAGGCTACGCGGTTTGTTTACGACAGACATCACGGCATCGCCGCGTTGGAGATTTTCTAGCGCGACCAGTCGGCCTGGGCGCGATAGGTCAAGCGCAAGATTGCGAAGGTCAACTAGCCTGACCGCAGACGTCTGGATCGAAGCAGTCAGGCCGTCACTCAGCCAACCGTCTGCGTCGAGACCCCTTTCAAAGCATGTCTCCGTCATTGCCGCTCCAGTTCAGATTGTAGGGGAGGGATGCGCACGGCGTGCGCCTGTGGCAGCGTGCCCTCTTAGTGATGAGGGAGTTGGCGAAATGCTGACCATGAAACCGATCATGGAACGGGCCTTTGAACTGGCCGCCTCCGGCAAGTTCAGGGTTCCAAGCGAGGTGTGCAAAGCGTTGCTCGATGAGGGCTACACCCAGTCAGACGTCTTCACGCTGGGTGGTAAGGCCACGACGGCGCAGATTCGGGCGCGTTGCATGAAGGTCGCCGGCGAATAGGTCAGCCTGCTTCTGACTTCGCCTTGGCGATCTCAACCTCGGCGCCCTGTTTGCCGGTCTTGATCTGCTCCCACGACTTGAAGCCGTAGATTCCTCCGACAAGCACAGCGACTGCGCCGAGGTAGATGGCACCATCGTTGCCGTTCTCGACCACCCAGGCGACGCGGACGATGCCGATCGCTGCGGCGCCGGACGTTGCATAGATGGCGAAAGGCCGGGCCAGATCCCCGATGAAGGCTTTGACGCGCTCAGATGCAGAGGCCGGCGGCTGGATCGGGGTGTCGGTCATGTAGCAGCCCTCGCTTGGGCGTCGATCACAGCCTTCAACTGCCGGACCTCGCCCTCTTTTTGTGTGGCGGACGCCAGGGCGGCGTCACGCTCGGTGCGCAGGCGGACGACGTCGGCGTGGGAGATCTCCAGCTGCTTCCTCAGGTCGGCCACCAGCCGCGCCTGGTCCGCTTCCCGCGCCACGGCGGCGCGCACCTCGGCCTCGGCTTCGGCCACGCGCTGGCGAAACTCGTTCAGCGTGTCCTGCATCCGCTCGATCTCTTCTCGGAGCGATGCGGTCGTGCCCGTGAAGGCGCTGGCGAGGGAGGTGATGACGGCGGCCTCACCCGTCGCCTCATCCTTGGCTGCTGTAGCGTCCACCGCGCGACGGGAGGGCCGCTGAACCCAGGCGGTCAAGACGCCCCCAAGGCCAAGGGCGGTCAGGAGCGCGACCATGCCCTCCGCGAAGGGCATGCTGATTTGGTGGCCTGCGGACATGCGGGCTCCTGCGATAGACTGGATGAGATGGAACTGGAGCTGACTGAACTGCGCTGTAGAGGCATGGACCTCATTCCACGACTGCTTCTCGTCGTTCTCGGCGCCATGTTATTGGCGGGCGCCTTCTTTGCCCTCGGCGGCGCCTTCACGGGAGAAGGTCGTTCAAGGCGGATCACCGATGCCGATGCGGACGGAGAGCCAGACGAGACCCCCTCGGAGAAGGCCAGGGCGCTAGAAGACAGCGACACAAGGTAGTCGCCGCGAACCGGGTTCGTCAGGTCGGATCAGGAGCGGGCTCAGGCGTAGGCTGCAACGCCGCCACCCGCGCCTGTGCAGCAGTAGCGCCCGCTTCCATGGACGTGATGATGCGCTGGAGCATCTGCTTGGTGCCCTCAACTCCCTGCTGACCGAGCGGCCTGGCTACATCGTCAACGCTCGCGGCGACCGCATCCTTTAAGGCCACCAGGAAAGCCTGACCGTCGGGACCGGCCAGAAGCTCTACGGCCGCCTGTGCAGAAGGAAGGCGGGCGGCGTTTGCCTGCGCGGCCGCCGCCGCCATCATGGCGATGGCAGACGCGAGTTTCTCCGCATCGGTTGGTTCTCCAGCCATGCCGGGTTCGGTCTCTTCAAGTCCGGCCATGCCGTCCTCCTTTTTGAATGGTTGGCGTCAAGCCGAGCCGCTGGTGAAGACGACAGGCACAATCACCTGCCGCCGCTCACCGGACCCAGCGTCGGTCAGGGTGGCCTGAAACACAGTGTCGGTGCGCTCTTGAGCGCTGACCGTCTTCGTGAATGTCGTGGTCAGTTGATCTGGCGCATCGATCGCGGCCGTCCCCGCCGCCGTCACACCGCCGATCAGTCGTTCCCAAGTAACCGTCACGGCTCCCTTGGCGTTTTGGTAGAGAATGGAGACCGCAGCAGAAGTCAGGCTCCCGGCGCTCGCCCTGTGCGCCACGATTGAGCCGGGCGAGGCGTAGGCTGAAAAAGTCTTCGGATTGAGCGTATTGGTGAAGTTATAGGGCGCGGTCGTCATCCGACCGCTGTAGCCGTTGTCCGGCGTCATGGCGCCCAGGGCGATGCCCGCAGGGCCCCACCACTCACGAAGGTTGCTGAACGCCCCGAACGGCTCGCCCTCGGCTCGGATGTAGACCGTGGAGCCGTCTATGGTCTGCCAGGTGTTCGTCAGGTCGTCGAAGACAGTGTTATCACCCAGATAGATCTGCTCAGCGCTGATGGCGACAGCGCTAGCGCCGAGGCCAGAGTAGGCCTCAATGATCGCCGGGCGGCTCCCGGAAGCCTCAGCCTTGATCCGCCACAGAGCGATGTTCTGCTGGTTCTCCAGATCGACGATGGCGAGGGACTGTTGGGTGACGGAAGCCTCAAGGACGGTTGCGGAGTAGTCGTCCGAGAAGTCTGCCGCGAGGGATCCCGAGTTGACCTTGATCGCCCACACCGGCAGCACGCCTCCGGGGGGCGCGACAACAACAAGGCGAAAGCCCGTTGTGCCGCCGGGTGCGGTCGAGGGCGCGACGGAACGGCGCCGCTCAAAAATATCGCCCGAGCCTGAAGCGACATACACCCCTTCAGGCAAGCCGCCGGGCGTGACGTATTGGATGCGGATATGGCCGCCGTCGCCGAGCGGGGAAGCGTTGTAGCCCAGGCTGTGTTGATCACCGGGCTTTGCCGGATAGACCTGAGAGACCATGTACCCCGAAACAACGAATAGGCGTCCGACCTGCTCGTCGTCGTCGACATAGGAAGCGGCTGATCCCTCCTTCAGCCATCCGCGGAAGGAGGCCTTGCCGCTCGGGTTGTCGATAAGGTTTGCCCTCAAGGCGGAGCGGGCCGACACTTGGTTGATCGCTTCAGCCCGCGCCGTCGCTTCATTGGCGAGGGCATTCTCCAAATCGATGATGTCGGCTTCGGTGTTCGCCGTCCGCGCCTGCACCAAGGAGATGGCCTCAGCGTTGGCCGTGTCGCCGTCGATCCGAGCCTGGTTCAACTGGAGGATACGGCTGTTCAGGTTCGGCTGGCCGCCCCGAGCCGCTGCGATCTCCCCGCCCTGCGCATCGATGTCGGCGCGAGCGTCCGCCACCAAACCCGAGACGTCGAAGATGTCGCCAAATGCGGCCTCGATGTCCGCCTTGATCTGCGACAGGCCGGGGGCGTTCGGCATCACGTCGCCGATCAGGGCGGGTGCGGTGTAGGGGCCATAGACCTGCCGCGCGCTGTAGTTCTGGTTCCTCTGGTACTGGATGGCGATGTAATAGCTCGCGCCCGGTTGCAGGCCGTCGATAGGGATTTTGGTGACGGTCGGCGGCCCTTGATAGGCTGTCGTCCAAGTCACGTAATCAGCCCAGACCTTGCCCTCCGGAATAGGCTCAGGCGGTGGCGGGACCGGCGGCAAGCCCCATTCCACGATGATGGCCGTGGCGGTCGAGTTGCTGACGATGCCCGTCAGGTCGAAGCCGGGAAGCTGGGAGCCGCCGGGCGAAGGCGGGCGCACGATGATCGTCCAGTCGCCGGCCTCAGGAGGGCTGACGAAGCCCGGATCGACAGGCGTCAGGACTTGCGGCGCGGGCGGCGCCGGGTTCTGCCCCAAGGCGAAGGGGTATTTGGCGTCCGTCTCGCTGACGAAAGAGACCCTCACCACGCCGGTCGCGGGGTCATAGTCAGTGTTCAGGCACAGGCACTTTACGCCGTTCAGGACGAAGCCCGGTTCGGTGATGGTGAAGGCGTCGCCCGGCCGGATGCGCTGCATTTGCGGCTTCAGCGGGATCACCCCGGCAATGCCTTCGCGCGTATTGGCGATCTGAAGCGCGGCCAGCTGACCGCACTGTCTGGCGTTGGAGACGAAAGGGAAGTCCAGGCCGCGCGTGCGGGCGGCGCCGTCTTCGTCGCGATAGGCCTGAGCCGTGATCTCGCCGTCCAGCGCCGTCATCTGCCAGCGGTGCGCCTCGCTCCAGAAGCGGGGACGAAGCGTATTGATCCGGTCGATCCGGCTGGCGGCTGTGTCGATTTCAAGCGGACCCGCCGTGTCGGCCGCAGAGATCGTGACGACCGAGGCGCGCGGTGCGGCCCGCTGAATGCAGCTGATCTTGCCGGCGCGCTGGGCATAGATGCAGCCGCCGGCCTGTAGGAAGCCGTCCAGGACCTGAGACTTGTCGTCATCCGTGTTCGGATAGGCGGCAACCGTCCAGCCGTTGGCGTCGGACACATTCGCCGCAGCGACGAAGGCCGGAAAGTCGATGCCGGAAGGCTTGGCGCCAATGCCGCCGACCTGAAAATCAACCTGCGGCGCGCCCTTGCCGTTCGGACCTTCCCACAGGCCCAGGCACCATTTCAGCGCCCATAGGATCGGGTTGTCTGAATAGGTCCAGGTCGAAGGATCGCCGAGGCGCTGGGGACCGACGCCGCCAGGGTAGGTCGAGTCCTTGCGCGGGTCATAGACCTTCAGCCCCCTGAGCGTGACGAGCGGCTTCACCTCTCCGGTCGGGAAGGCCGAACCCTTCGAGTTCTCGGCCATCACCATCAGGAAGGCGGCCTTGCCGGACAGCTTGTGCGCCGGTCCCCAGCCCGGCAGCTTCGCACCGTTCTTCAGGCCCGCTGGGGTGCTCAGCGCCAAGGGCGCCGGCTGTTCGCCGAGGACGGACCGGAAATAGAACTCCTGCCGATAAGGCTCGGTCGTCGCGCCGCCGTTGGCGTCGAACGCCATCGGGTAGTCATCGGCCTTGACCGACTCGATAGCCGTGATGGGTCCGGCGCCCGACAACACGGCCGGGATGCCGTAGAACATCAGGTCAGGACCGAACGTGTCCCGATGGATCACGGAGCCGGCGACGCCGATGCGCCCGGCCGCGAACGGGATCGGGCCGTCAGGGTCGATGACGAACTCGAACGGACGACCGGCGGCGCCGACCTGCGGCTGAAGCACCGACATGGCGGCCGAGATCGCCACATTGGTCAGCACGTTCATGGCGACGGACTTGAGCGTCGTCATCAGCGTGGCCTTGGCGGCGACCGTGGTCGCGGCGCTGATTGATGCAGCAGTACCAGCAGTCGTGAAGGCTTGGGCCGCAAGGGCGAGCTGAGGCATCTATTCCAGCTCCTCGGCGTGGTGCTCGTCGTCATCCGGGACAGCCTCAAAGACCGGCGGCCCTAGGTACATCGGGCCAAGCACCCTCCAGGCGGTGACGAAGTGCAGAGGGATCAGGACCTGGCAGACGCCGTCCTTGAACCCGAGGATGCGGCCGTTATCGAGGGCGACCGTCAGCGAGCAGCCGAAGGGGTCGCCTTCGTCCATGGCCATGGCGATGATGTCGCCGGGCAGGGCGGCGGCTGGCGCGATGCGGGCGCCGGGCAGCACCGCGTCCATCAGCTCGACCAGATCCTTGAACCCGGCCTTGCGGATGTAACGGACGGCGCCGGCCTCGGTCGTGTGACGCGCCGCCGTCAGCAGCTTCGCCTTGCGACCCAGCTTGTGCAGCGAATGCGCCGCCAGCTTGCCGCAGTCCCGAATACCAGGCGCGTATGAGCGACCGGCAAAGCGGTCCATGCAGGCCTGCGTCGCCGCAGCCCGCTTGAGCATGATGGTCATGCGTCAGCCTATGTGGAGAAGGGTACGAGGGTGTGCAGCAGGCGCTTGAACACGCCGGGGTTTTCAGGGCGGCTGCGCCATTCCTTCTTGCGGGTGACGCCGTCGACGAACTGGAGACCGAGCTCGCCGGTCCCCCAGATCTTCTGATGGAAGGAGTTGTTCAGACGCCAGTCGGCGTTCGGCTCCAGCTGGCGCTCGGCCTGGGTGCCGCACTCCAGCGTCAGCGACCAGCTTTCCCCGACCTGAAGCCGGGGCTTGTCGATCTCGCCGTCGAACTTCAGTTCAGGCTGGCCCATGAGCCCGCCGGTCGTCGGGTCGATGACGCCCTCCCACCACTGGACGCGGACGCCCTGGGTGGACGGGTTGCCGAGCGCGGCCGTAGCCACGTCCGACGCCGGCAGGATGACGATGTCGATGCGCGTGGTCTGAGCATCGGCGCCGTCCTTGATCGAGCCGACCGACGACAGCACGCCATAGACCGGGTGCCGACCGAAGTAGGTTTCCGGCCCTTCGCCTTCGCCAGCGTCGTGAACCGCGAAGCCGCCGTCCGTCAGGCAGATCGCACCGCCCGGCATGTCGAACCGCACCAGGGTGCATTTGATCGGGGCCGGCTGCTGGTAGGCAACGACGAGAGACGTATCCATCAGTCACGCTCCCGGATAGTGAAGACCAGCTTCACCTCGTTGCTGTTGCTGACCGTCAGGTCCGAGACATCTCGCAGCGCGCCCTCAATCATCGGCTGCGCAATCTCAATCACATCGCCATCTGACGGGGGCCGGCGCAGCAGGGTGTGAATCGGAACAGCCAAGGTACTGTTGGCCGATGCAATGACCCTCGCCGACGCCCGATAAAGGTAGCGCTGTCCCGTGTTCGCAACGTGGGTCAGGAACTGCCCCTTGCGGATCGGGTATCCCGGCGTCACGCCACGTAGCAGCAGCAGCTTTCCGCCCTGTCCTGCACCGTTTGCAACAGGCGCGCCTGGAGCTCCGGTATCCAGACCAGGCTGAAAGATCGGAGCCCGGACAATGGCGCCATCGATCATGACGTCAGACCATTCCAGGGCTTCGATGTAGTCCATCTCACCGTGGTCGTAGACGGCCTCGTACCTCGATCCTTTGCGCAGCAGTTCCTGATCAGAACCACCAAACGCCGGGGACAGGGTGTTCTTGGCGGATATCAGTCGAACCGACAGCGACACCGGGGGCGACGTCGGAAGGATTAGGGCGCTCACTTCCGGCCTCGAGTGTAACGGCTCGTCCGCGCCATGTCGGACGGAACAGTAGCCCGCGCGCTGCTGAAGGCGGCGCCGGCCGCCGCTTCAGACTGGGCCCTCGCCTGATCGAGCAAGTCCTGTGTCACGACCGCCCCCCTGAAATCAAAGGTATTGCTCTGACGCAGCACGGGCGCCTGACCTGCGCCAAAGCCGCCCCCGCGTTCGGCCATGCTTTCCTGAAGCATACGGACTGTTTCAGCTGCGCTGGTCACATGACCGTTGCCGCCGATCATCATCAGCTCAGGCCGGCCGTGCTCGACGGTCGTGTAGAAACGGCCAGCCTGTGTATCTCCGCCCGCCGCACGGCCGCCGCCGAAGATCGACGAAGCGAAATTGACCGCCGACTGTATCCAGCCGCCCCCGCTCGCCCCGCCGGCAGATGAAGCTTTCATCAGGTTGAAGAGCTGATCCAGGGCGCCGTCCAGCAGCTTGGCCTTGATCCTGTCGCCTATGTACTCCCCGATCCGGCCCTGCTCGATAGCGGCGACAACCTCCTGCCCGTAGCCCTTGAACTGGGCACGTAGGCGTTCGCTTTCCTGATGGTCAAACAGTTCTACGCGACGGCCTGCCGACTGTTCAAAGGCCCCCAACCTGGTCCGGCGCTCGTCGTCTGACAGCTCCGGGTCGTTTTCGAGTTCGGCCCGCTTTCGCTTCCGAGCAATCTCGATGGTCGCCAGCAGGATTTCGCGCTCGATCCTGATGCGCTCCTGGTTTGTGCGAACCATCTGAGCATCCATGTCGAGCAGTTCGATGGCGGCGCGACCGGCGTCCTCTTCATCCTGCAAACGACGAGCCGAGAGGTCTCGGCGGCGCTGGGTCTCGACGACGTTCTCGCGTTGCTCGGCCAGTTCGTTTTGCTTCAGACGAAGCTGTTCAGCCTCGGCTTCCGTCAGGCCGCGCAGGCCATTTGAACGGGCGTACTCGTCTTCTGCTCTCTTGATCTCGCGCAGGGCCTTAACCCTCTCGCGCTGGATCTCGTTGGTTTCGATCAGGGCTCGGCCGTCGATGGAAAGCTCGCCGCCGTACTGGCGCTCACGACTTCGGATGACCCCTTCATCGGCGCGCTCGATCTGCTGTTGAGCTCGCTCTTCGCGTTGCCGCCGCTGCTCGGCCTCCCGGACAGCCTGAGCAGCCGCCGCACGCGCCGCCGCAGCGGCTGCGTTAGCGCGAGAAGACGCAGCACCAGCAGCATGCCCCTTCAGATCAAAGCCGCCCCCCGACTGACTGGCCGTGACGGCCATCCGCTGACGGAGCAAGGCAGGGTCATCACCATCCATCGGGATTTCCCCCGAAGGCGCCTCGACCCCGCCGATCCTATTTGAAATGTATCGCTGGAACCCTCCCGACCATGGCATGGCGTTACCCAAGCCCTGCAGGGCCCGCATCCAGCCGGGCCCTTTGGTTTCGATTCGATCATACTGGACGATCATGTTCGCAAGCTCAGCCGCGACGGCGGCATAGGCGTCCGCCAGGGGCGCAACGGCGACATCGCGGGCCACACGCATTTGCTGGTTCGCCATCTCAAGCTTCCGCTGAGACTCGTCCAGTGCGGCGTTGGTTTCGGCGCTGAGCACCAGGCCCAACTCACTGGCGGCGCCCGTCAAGCGTTCCAGTTCAGCGCGGCCCAAACGAATAGCCGGCAAAGCGTCTTCCACGCCCAGGGCGCGGGCGAGAGCCACCTGCTGCGCCCTGTCCTTCACCTGCCCAAGGGTATCAGCCAGCATCAGCAGCAGCTGGTCAGCGGTGTTCACGCCGTCCAGCTGCTCCTTGGTAATGCCAAGCTCCTCGAAGACCGGCTTCAACTTGGCGTCGCCGAGCCCCATCTTGAACTTGCCGAGGGCGCCGTTCAGCTTCTCAAGCGCACCCTCGAACTTACCAACATCGACGCCCGCCTCGTCGGCGGCATAGCGCCACTGTTGAAGAGCCTCGACCCCAATCCCGATTCTATCGGCCGCATCCGTCAAATCAGCCGCGCGGTTCATGGCGTCGAAGGCGCCGTGCGTGGCGACGGCGACCGCTCCCAGCGCTGCAGCCGCCAAGACCCCAGCTGCACCGAACGCCCCCAGGGCGACGCCGGCGGAACCGGCCCGACTGGCCAGCCCGTCGAGGGCGTTCTTGACCTCCCCCGCCCCCATGGAAAGGGCACGGATAGCCGGGTTGGCTGATCGCTCGCCCAGTGCGATTTCGGCCCACATCTTTTTGCCGCTGTCGCCGATCTGGTCGAACGTCCGGCGGACCACCTGAGCGCCGTCGATGAAAACGCGAATGCCGACGCCGCCGCGTCCAGCCGTGGTGTCAGTCATGGTTGGTGTCCGGCGCTGGCGACGAACCGGGTTCGTCGCGGGGCTTCTTTTTCTTCTCGGTCGCGGCCAGCGCGGCGAGAGCAGCGGACTCAAAGGCGTCGAGCATGGCCTCCACGATCCAGCCTGGGACATCGTCCAGGCGGTCACGGACGGCGGCGCGGTCAACCCGACGAGGCGTCATGCCGCCGCCGTTCCAGCCGCCGGGGCGGCGAACGGCGTCCCAGACCCGCGCGCCCTCAGCCGTGCGGCAGGCGTGCTCAACCTGAGGGCAGCGCCGCCCCTTTGCATCCGTCAGTCCCGATGCGCACGGCGCCGAGACCTTGATGCAGTTGGCGCAGTAGTCGGGGCCGACGCCGTCTTTTCGAGCTCCGAAGAGCCATTCAGCGAGGCCCCGGAGGGCTTTCCCTCAAGGATAACCAGGACGGAGGCTTCGGTCAGCAGGGCCATGACCTGTTGGCTGAACTGATCATCCAGCATCAGGACCTCCAGCATGTCGCGGCTGACAGGGGCGATGGAACCCGTGCTGTCGGTCGCAACGCCAGTCCAGGACTCGATACCGGCCAAACCGCACTCGACCGCCGTCAGCCACATAGCTATGCCCGTCAAGAATACGGCGTATTGGATCGGCGCGTCGTCGCGCATCCGCTTCCAGCCCTTGACCCCGCCATCTGGAAGCAAGTCATGTTCGACCAGCAGCGGCAGCAGCTTGCCGTCATCCCGCAGCACAGCCTGGGCCGCCTCGCGTGCGGCCTCCCATTCTGGACTGCGCAACCGACGAAGGGTGACGCTGACGCTGGCGAACTGGCCCTTCAATTCCTTTGTGACGGTTCCCGTGCGCGTAGAGACGACGACCGTCACGCGTAGGTCTCGACGTCGTTGGTGATGGTGATGCGCGCCGCCGCCGCCGCTGCAGTCTGATAGGGCGTCCAGTTCAGCGTGCGCTCAATCGCGCCAGCGCCGGTGATCGGCATGGGACTGGCCGACAGAAGCGCCTGAGGATGTTCGAGGCGGATCAGATGCCCGGCGAGAACTCCCAACAGGTCGAAGGCTGCGGCGAAGGGAACTTCGTCTTCTTCCTTCACGTCGAAGTCTGCACCGATAGCGCGGTAGTTGGCGGACCCGGCATGCTGAGCGCCGTTAGGGCGCAGGCTGGAGATCGTCGGCGTGGCGCTGAGGAAGATGCCTTCCTGCAGGGTGCGGCTGAAACTGAAGCTGCCGCCGAGCATATTGGTCGCAGCGACGCCGTCGACCTTGAACAGGGCGCGCAGGACCGGACCCTCGGTCGGGATGGCGGCGGCGGCTCCGACTGGGAAGGCGTTCAGCTTGCGCCGGCGCATGCCCTGAAGCGAGATATTCAAGTTGAAGTCCTGAGTGTTCTCGCCCGTAAACTGGGTCGAGATCTGCGACAGGGTCATGCCCTCGTACAGGCGGATGTCGTTGTCGCCGACCTTGATGGCGATGTCGAAATATTGCTCCGCCTTTGAGCCGCTCTCGAAGACATGGTCGAACAGGTCGGGGTCGCCGGCGTTCTCGGTCGGCGCCAAGGCGCCGCCCATTCCGGCAGCGAGCCAGATCGGCATCTGGCGAGTGTCGGCGTCCAGAACCAGTTCGGCCGCCAAGCGGAAGAAGCCCTTGCGCGAGCGCGTCGGGTCCAGGGGGTTCTTGCGGATGGCCGGGTTGCCCAGCTTGGTGCGGTCCCGCCGCTCCTGCGTCGGCGTCACGGTCAGGGATAGGAACTCGGCTGACCGCCACGACAGCGGTGCGGTATCCTTGTCAGGGCGACGGCCGATGCGGGTCTCGCAATCGCCGCCGTACCAGATGTCGTCGGGCATGGTGAGGCTCCTTATGCCGTGCGGCCCAGCGGATCGCCGGACCGGATGCGGATGGTGAAGGTGAGGAAGAGACTGATGCCGTTAGGCGGCAGCTCGTCGTCGGTCTGGTCGCCCAAGGCCAGGCGCTCAGCCGCGCCGCCGAGGGTCGGGACGCGCGCGGGGAGTTGGGCCAGCAGACCGAGGGCCGCGCCGGCGACTTCGTCGCGAAGCAGACGCGCCGGTCCGGCCAGGGCCAGCTCCAGACGGCATTCACGCTCGATCACATAGCGAGGAGACGAGCCGCCCAGCAAAGTCCGCACCGTGCCCGTACGCACCTTCACAAGCGCCGCCGCCCGGATCAATTGGCGTTCGTCGCCGGTGGGGCTGAATGGCGCTTCAGGATCGATCATCAGATCGGATGCGGAGGGCAGAAAAGCGGAAGCGACCAGGTCGTCAGCAATCGCCGCCGCCAGGGCGTTGTATGCGGGTTCAATCATTGCCGGGTCCCGTAAGCAGGCGCTGCGTTGCGCCGGTCTGGAAATAGTGGACGAAGCGCCGATCAACGGCGCCGGGGGCGTCGCGCAGGGCACGAGCGCGGATGACCGAACCGCGAAGCATGCGGGGCGTCCGCGCTTCCTTGACCAGGAAGAAGACGACGACCGTGATCAGGCCGTTGCCGGTCCGAAGGGATGCGGCGCTGGCCTTGCGGTAGGTTCCTGGCCGCGAAGCACTGGCCCTCACCTCGGCCACCAGAAGCGAAGCGCGGCCGGGGCGATAGACGAACCTGAGAGGCCCGAACCGCGCCTCTGCGACGGCGATGCTGCTTTGCCGTGGGGCGCCGCGCCGCCCGGAACGAACGACACGGCCCGAGGGCCAGACATCAGGGTTGGGGATGGGGAGGAAGAAGCCTTCCTTCGACCGGATGGTGGTCGATTGCTCGAAAGCCTTCTGAAGGATGGGAAAGGTCGAGAAGACAAGGGCGGCGGGGTTCAGGCCCTTGTTGGGGTAGCGCCGGACCCGGATCGTCTTGGTCAGCTTTTCCGCATTGGCTAGGCCAGACTGGCGGACGTCCTGCCGCCACTTGGACTGCAGATCGTCGGCGAAATCGAACAGCGACGACCGCAAGGCGGTCTCGACATCCTTGAGCCCGCCCCGAACCTCTTTGTCGAAGTCGCCGACCAGAGCGGCCCGCAGCTGGACCGCGTTCGGGTTCATCCGGGTTGAACCTCAGCCACCCACCACTTGCCGTCGTCGGCCGCGACGGGAGCCTCAGCCAGAGCCCAGAGTTCGCTCTTGAAGCGGAACAGGGCTCCTTTCTTCAGGTCCGGAATGCGCGACCGGCGCACCTTCAGGATCGGCCGCGCACGCGTGAAGGCGGCGGCTTCCAGGCGGTCGATCATGCGTGGAAGATCGACCGCCATCTGAACGGGAACGGCCGCACCTTCGACCCCGGCGGGCAGATACTCGCCGGGGTCCAGCAGCTCCTCCTCGATCGTGTCGTCGAGGTCGCCGACCAGTTCGTCGAAGCCGGACATGGACTAGCCGATACGGCCCAGGCCGAAGCGACGCTCGGCCGCCTCGATCTCATTCTTCGGCGCCTTCCTGATCTTGCCGGAACGCTCTAGGGCCTCCATCCGGCGCACCGGGACCGAGACCGCCTGGCCACGACGCAGTTTGCCTCCCTCGGCGTCGGTCAACTTGGAGGTGGTCAGAATGACGATCTTTCTGGGCTCCTCCTTCCCGTCGGCCGGAGGACCGCGACGCTGCCGAACCTTCTTTCCCGGTCGCTCGGTTGAGGCTTCCTCAGCAGCCTCTTCCGGCGCAGCGCCTTCATCGCCCTCGCTATCGTCACCCTCGGCCGAGGGAGCCTGATCGTCAGCAGACGCCTGATCGGCGGCGTCATGCGACGGTTGCGAGGCAGTGGGATCGATGCTGGCGACCGGCTGGTCCGATGCGGAAGTGGTGGTGTTCATGACAGGTTTCCTTTCGACGGGCTTGTCGGAAGGCGCAGGGGCGCGCCCTCGGAAAAGCCCGCCGCCCGCCCTGTGAAAGGACGAGCGGCGGTCAGGCTCAGGAGGTGGGCGTTACTTGATCCGACCCGGGATCAGGGCTTCCGGGCGGGTCGGGATGTGCAGGCCGTTCATCTGGGCTTCCAGGTCCAGATGCTTCTCGCCGGTCTTGTCCGGCGTCGCCATGGCGTAACGCGGCAGGCCCTTGCGGTTGACGGCGCTGAACCAGTTGGCCGGGCCGTAGCGGCTGATGAACAGGCCGCGCACGCCCATGGGGACGAAGCGGCATTCATCCTCTTCGATCTCGACCTCGCCGTAGCCGGGATACTTCTCGAACATGACGCCGCCGTAGACGAAGGTCTCGCTGGTGTCCCCGCGCAGATCCTTGGCTTCCATGGTGGCGAGATAAGTCTCGCGCACCTCGGGGTGGTTGGCGATCTCCTCGTAGATCAGGTCGCCGCAGGGCGCCCAGACGCCCGTCGGGCGCTGGTTGTTCAGGATGCGGCGCATCTGATCCTTGATGCCGCCGAACTGCTTTCGCAGCAGGCCCGACTTATCCTGCGTCCAGCCGGCCCGGGTCAGATCGATTTCGATGGCCACCGGTTCGGGCACGCCGAACTCGTCGTAGAGGTCGAACAGGACGCTGCCGTCCTTGTCCAGGACCAGACCCTGAATGGCGCCGAGGCGATGGTATTCCTCGGTCATGGTCAGGGTGTCGTCCATGGTCTGAAGCTTTTCGTCGCGGACCTGCTCCAGCCCCTCCAGCTGGTCCTCAGAGCCGAAGGCGCGGACGTTCTGGAGTTCGTCCGCCATGATCTGGTCAACGACCGGGACGTGGGGGATTTCCAGCGACACGCCGCTGCGCTCACGATTGCGCATCGGCGTGGGGTCGGCGCCCCGCGGCAGCGCCGGGGCGATGGTCAGCCGAACGTCCTTGCGCTCGATGACGACCGAGGTGGTGGAGACGCCGTCTTCTTCGAACAGGCCGAGTTCGGCGATACGCTGGACAGGAACGTCGGTGGCGTTGATCGCCGCCGTCAGCGAGGTGTTCCGGAACAGGTTGGAACGGAAGATGTTCGCCATGGACATGGTCGGTATCCTTGAGATGTGGTGACCGACGGCCGTCATGGCGGCGTCGGGTGAAAGGGGAGAGGCCCGGCCGGAGCCGGGCCAATTGGGGGATCAGACGCGGGCGAGAACGCCCTTGCCGGCGAGGCTGGCGAGCGCCGCGACCTTCTGGGGTTCGGTGACAGCCGGGTCCCAGATCAGACGAACCGAAGCGACCTCGGCGTCGCGTTCGATGCCGACGCCATCGACCGGAGCCGTCGTGGTTTCGACATCGTCGAAGGCGATGCCGGCGGGGGTCTGACTGCCGTCAGCAGCGCCGGGGGCCAGCTTTACCGCCAGCTTCGAAGCGGTGATGACGCCGTACAGCTGACCGGCCTTGATCGTCTGGCCAGGGCCGAAGGCGACGCGCTGACGCGACCGATAGCCGTTGGCTTCGGACAGGATGAAGTGACCCGCGCCGGGCGAGTCCTTGAGAATGGGCATAGGATTTCTCCGAGTTCCGGCGACGCCTCAGCGCCGCATGCGAGAGGGTTTCAGGCGGCGATCAGGTGGACTGCGGTCGGGCGCGGTTAGCGCGGCGCTTGTAGATGGCCGAGGGATCGAGACCCTTGTCCCGTCCACCGCCGCCTTTGGCGTCGGCGCCGAGGCGAGGCGAACCGCCGAGGACGCCAGCCAGACGACGACCGCCACCGCCCTGGGCACGGGCCTGCCCCTTGAACTGGGCGAAGGTCATGCCGCTGGCGATGGCGGCCGTCGCAGCTTTGGGATTGGCGGCGGCTTCGGCCGAGCCCGCGATCTTCTGGGCTTCGGTCTGACCGCCTTCTTCGTCTTCGTCGTCCTCGCCATCGATGGCCTCGACGCCATCCTGATCTTCGTCGTCATCGCCCTCGACGGCTTCGACGCCTTCCTGATCTTCGTCGTCTTCGTTCTCGATCTCGGCCGACAGGCGGGCCACGTCGGCCTCAGCCTTGCGGGCGACTTTCTGGGCTGCCGCAAGGGCAGCGCGCGCGGACGGCTTGCCGCCCGCCTTGGGTTTATTGGCCACGGGGGCCTCCTTTGCAGGGGAAGCCGAAGCGCGGTCCCGCGCGCTGCCGGCCAATGCGGATGAACCCGGGACGGTAGAGGGTTGAGAGCCGGCGACCTGATCGCGCAGCTCCGCGAACGCAGCCTCCTCCGAGGCGACAGCGTCGATGAGTTTCAGATCGAGGGCAGAGCGCGCCGCGTCGTCGTGATGGCCCATGAAGACAGCGGCCTGGGTGGCGAGAACATCCTCGGCCGACAGTTGGGGACGTCCGGCGATGACATCGGCGACGAAGTCCCGGCCGCACTGGTCGATCTCAGCCTTGAGATCCGCCCGAGCACGATCAGACAGAGCCCCCCACCAGGCGCCATCAGTCTTGGCCTCGCCGAACTGGATGGGCGTGATTTCGACCCCGGCTTTTTCGAGGGCGGCCGCCCAGTTTTCGTGAACGATGACGGCGCCGATGGAGCCGACCAGGCCCACGCGGCCAGCGATAATCTTGTCGGCCCCCGAAGCAATCCAGTAGCCGGCCGAGCACGCCATGTCGGCATAGACATGGATCGGCTTTCCGCCGCCGCGCGCGCTGTTCTCGCGCATGTATTGCGCCAAGGCCGGCAGGCCGCTCGCGACCACGCCGCCCGGCGTCGACGAGCGGATGAAAATGCCTCGCACGCGGTCGTCGGCATTGGCCTCCCGCAGGGCCTGCAGGATGGTGTCGTAGCCGTGATAGACTTCGCCGCAGAAGATCTCGCCGCGATCCAGCAGCGGCTTGTCGATCTGCATCAGGGCGATGCCGTCTTTCAGCGTCCAGCAGAAGCCGTAATCGTCAGGCTCGCCCGCATAGAGCGGCGCATAGGCTAGGCGCGTTTCCAGCGGGACGGGCGTGTAGTCATCGTCATCGTCCATGGCGACGGGCTGACGACCCATTCCCGACAGCTTGCGGATCAGGGCCGAGAAGCGCCCCGGCTTCATCACGGCGTCGGGGTCGACGGCGCGAACCCGGTTCGCCAGTTCATGGGCCGCGCGCGGCGTAAGCAGAAGGGGACGGCCCGCGTGGCGGGTCGCCAGACTGGTGAGGTTAGACATGGCGGATTCCTAAGATTCGGCGTCAGGCCGCCGGGCGGGCGTCCAGGAAGGCGGCGTGTTCCGGGCTGTCGGCCACGGCGCGCACCTTGGAGAGGGCCGAGGGTCGTTCGTCGCGGCGGCGGTCTTCCTCGGGATCGTCAGACCACTGGTGCTGGGTCGAAGGCTGAAGCTTAAGGTCGACCTTCTTGGCGTTCTCGCGGGCCTGCTGTTCCAGCTTTTCTTCCCAGTCAGAGCCATCGTATTCGGCGCACTCGTCTTCCAGGGTCGAGATGCCGGCCTCGATGCGGGCGGCGGCGGCGGCGATTTCCTTGGTCGGGTCGATGTGACCACGACCGGGGCCACGCCAGCGCCCTTCGACATAGGCGTCTATGGCGTCGTAAAAGTCGGGCGCGCCTTCCGGCAGGATGACGGTTCCGATGTCGATCGCCTCTTCCAGCCAGGCGGCGAAGAAGAGCCATGCGATCTGTTGTTCGATCAAGCCGCGAAGGGCGAGGGTTTCCTTCCAGGCGATCAGCAGGGCCGCCCGCGCCGAGGAATAGTTCGTCGTGGAAAAGTCCATCGACAGTTCTTCGTAGGTGACGCCAAGGGCGGCGGCGATCAGGCGAAGGATGGAACGCGTGAAGCCGTCAAAGCCCGAGGTGTCCCGGGCCGTCGTCTGCATCTGGACATCGTCATCCGGCCCCAGGACCGGCAGGCGCGCGCCCTGAACCTCAATCGGGTTCTCGTCGTAGAAGTCCTCGCGGTCGGCCGCCCAACCGGCGAGGTCATCGGAGTCGAAGCTTTCCCCAACCGCCGACGGGCCGGCGTTCGACTTGATGAAGCCAAGGAACAGAGCGTTGAGCGCGGCTGCTTCCAGCGTCTTGTCGGTGTAGGTCGAGAAGGCCTTGAACAGCTTCAGGACCGAGGCGAAGCGAGTAACACCCCGCGTCTGAGCGGCCCTCAATTTGTCGAAGGCGTGAAGCACCTGAGGCCGGCCGAGATTGGTGCTGTAGCGCGTCAGGCGCCGCCACGAGCGCTTTGCAGTCGAGCCCAGATCGCCGGGATGGCTTTCGCGAATCCAGTAGGCGACCGGGACCTGGGCCGCGTTCTTCTCGACACCGCCGGTGACGGTATTGCCATTCTCCAGCCGGGCGCCGTCCGCCATGCCGTTGGGGTTGGACAGGCGGTCGGGATCGACGACCCGAAGGCGGGTGCAATACCGGGTGTCTTCGTCGTCCGCCCATTCGATGACGCCGAGCATTTCGCCGTCGTTGAAGATATGGGCGGCAGACAGGCGCAGCAGTCCGCCGAAAGTCAGGACACGTTCGGCGTCAGCCTGAAAATGGATGCCGTAGGCGTATTGCTCCCATGCCGCGCCGATCTGCTGGCCCAGCTGGCGCGCCACTTCATAGGACAGGCCCAGAGCCAGCCAGTTGGGCTTGGACGTGAAGTCCCAGCGGAAACCGACAGAGCTGTTGACCGCCCGCATGGTGGCCGACGCGCCGATCCCTTCGTTGCGGCCGACATCGCGCGAACGGGCGACGACGTCGTCGCGATCATCCAGCCAACTCCCGTCAGCCGAATCGAGACGAGGACGCCAGTTCGCCATGAAAGGCCCACGACGGCTGGCGCCCTCATGCTTGCGCTCAAAGCCCGGGGCCTCAGCGCGGGCCAGTGACGCCGGGTAGGAGGGGCCGACCAGACCGAAGGTGCCCGACATCAACGGAACCGGAAGGTCAGGGCGCCGCGTCGACGGACGCGCCCCGAGACGAGTGCGCGTTCGAGCGCCTCGATCTCACCATCCAGGCGCTTCAGGTCCGCCGGGGCCATGTCCTTGGACCGGCCATGGGCGGAGATTTTAGACACGGCGCGACCCGAGATATGGGCGTCGCGCGAAACCTTGAGCCGCGCGAGGCGCGCGGCGTCATCGTCGTTGAGCGCCATAATCATCTCCGTCGTGGGCGGAAGAACCGCCGGGGCGACGAACCGGGTTCGTCATTCGACTTAGTTTTCACCTGGGCCTCAGCCTCCAGCGTCATCTGCGTCGCGGGCGGGGGCGGGGCGGTGAATAGGTCGGCGGGGCCGTCGTCCGGCGCCTTGCGCTCGACCGATCGCTGAGCCCAGTCGATCGCCTCGGGGCGTCCGTCCTTGGACGGCGCGCCTACGCCGAGGTTCCAGGCCAGCGCGCGCGAGCCGACCCAGATGTCGACCCATTCGTTGCGTTCGCGCAGCTTCTTCCACCATCGCTCGATGGCGCCGGTGCGTTCGTTGGTTTCCTCGACCAGCCCCTCGGCCGTGATCTGCTGAGCCCAAGCCTCGTCCTCGGTCATGGTCCAGTGGCCGCGCCCCTGCTGACGGACCTGATAGCCGGCCTCGGTCGACAGCTTGAGCGACCAGGCCAGCATGGATTTCAATTCCCAGGTGCCGGTCGGCCAGAGCTTGACCCGCCCCTTGATCTTGCCCCGTTCGATCACCCTCTGCATCGTCGGTTTGCCGATGATCGGCAGCTTCCAACCTGGGCGACCGTCCATGGCGAAGGCACGAGGCCGGCCTCGGCAGAAGGAATAAACCCGCTGGGTGCGGAACCCCGTATCAACCCCAAAGGCCTCGATCGGCAGAATGCCGCCATCTGCGTGCGCGTACTCGCGGCGATAGATCTCATCCAGCTCGAACCAGACCGCGTCGCCGGCGGTGTCGCCGTCGATGACCCAGCGGTCCACGACCCACCACTCGCCGCCTGGACCCCAGGCGATAGCGCCGCCTTCGAGGTAGCCGCCCTGGACGTCGGTGAAGGCCGTGATGACCTCGGCCCCGCTGGGAACCAGCTTGTGGTCATAGGGCTCCCGCAGCCGGTGCAAGTCCTCCCAAGACATGGCCTCGACCGAAGGGTCCCAGGCACGCCCGAAGGTCTGCTGCTCTAACGCCTTCAGCTCGGCCGGCGTCTTGGCGTCGGTGATGGACTTGGCGATCTTGGCCCAGCTGATCAGTCCGCAGTAGGCCTGCCAGATGTAGTAGCTCGGCTCGCGGCCCTCACAGTCGCGGCTACGGAACCGCTCGACATCCTCGGCCGCGATGTATGGACCGGGGGCGGGATTGCCCTCGCGGTCCGAGGCGATGAAGTTGGGGACCCACACGCCCGCCGGGCGGAAGGTCAGCATGTCGGTCTCTTCCAGAACGCCACCGCAGCCGCCGTCCGCCGGGGGGCAGACGAAGTGATGCGGCGTCCCATTGCCGTCCGCCCGTTTGAAGCCCTCGGGCTCCAGATGGAAGTAGCCGGCGCAGTTCGGGCACAGGCCGTAGAAGCGGCGCTGATCGCCCTCCTCCTCGGCCTTGGTGACTTCGCACTCGCCGAGGATCGCCGGCGTCGAAACCATCAACTCTTTCGAGCCGATGACCGAATAGGCGGCTTGACGTTCGCGGGCCTGGACGACCGGCGAACCGCGTGTGCCGACCTCGACAAGGGCGTTGCCGACCTCTTCCAGGATCAGGTTCCCGGTCGAGATCATCTGCAGTTCTTTGGGTGAGGCCAGGTTGAACAACCGAAGCGTCGCACCCGTCAGCAGGGTCTTTTTCTTGCCGTCCGACATCGGCTTGCCGCGAATGACGCGTCGGTCGATGCGATCCTTCAGCCGGGGGCTGTCGTCCAGCAGGGGCTCAAGCTTAAGCTCGTTGTACTTGGTTATCTCGCCAGCGGACGGGAGCCCTATGGCGAAGGAACGCGGTGCGTTCTCGACTGACCAGCAGACCCAGATTTGACCGACGGTGCTCTTGGCCGACTGCGCGCCTCCCCGAATCGTGACCCGGGTGCAGGGGTCGTCAGGGTGAAGCCGGTCAATTGGTTCGCGGAGGTACTCGACGCCCTCAAGGCTTAGCGGGCCTTCCTTTGGCGTATTGGTGCGCGCTGTCAGTTCGATCGGCTTGGTGTCCAGCCACTCCGAAATGCTCGTGTCAGGCGGAGGCGTGATCGCCGCCGCCACGGCCGCCAGTACATTGGCGGCCGCGACCGTAAGGTTCGCCATGTCAGGCGGCGGCCGTCTCGGGTATGGGGGCCGCTGTCAGCTGCTCCGCCACGGCGGGGTGAAGGTGCTTCTGCGCCAAGCGCGTCAGCTGCTCTGCGGCCTTGGCCTGTGCTTCCTTTCTGGCCTTGCGGAAGTCGGTCGCGACGGCCCGGCCATGTCTGGCGGCGATTGAAAGCTCGGCGCGTTCCAGCTCTGAGATCATCGCCTGCAACGACATGGTGACGACGCTCAGCACGTCGGCAGCCGGAACAAGCTCGCCCTCGGCCAACTGGTCTTCGCGCTCGGCGTCGCGAACCTGAAGCTCCTTGAGCCGCAGGTTCGCCTCCTGAATGGCCCGGCTGATGCCGGACGACGTGCTGCCGCCGCTGTCCACCGCCTCGTCCTCGGCGGCCTGAATGGATGCAGGTCCAGGCAGAGCGGCGTCGCGCTTCGCGTGTGACTGGACGTTGCCCGAGCGATGCAGGATCAGCGCCGCAAGATCGACGTATCGATACTTCCCGTGCTTCTCGGCCGAGATGTCCGGGTTGCGGTCTAGGTACCGAGACACGTTCGGTGGGGTGATGGCGTCGCCTCGCCGGGTCAGTTCAGCCGCCGCCTCAGCGACGGTGACGAACCCGGGCGGCGCACGATTGATCCGTGCGTTCATGCGTTTCACCCGTGCGCGATACCGTCACCCGTGCGCGATACGTGCCATCCAGATTTTAGGTCTTCGCCTTTGAAGGCCCGGAGATAAGACGCCCGTATACGGAATGAGGTTGGGGGAAGGACCCATTGACCTAAGGCCGGGGCAAACGGTCCTGAAAGGGGAGAGCCAGACATGCGAAACCCGCCGCGACGGGGTCGGGCGGGCTGCAAGGCGCATTTCTGAACGTGCTGAAATAGGTGCTCTTAGCGGCCCTGATTCGCAAGAGCCCTTTTCAACTGCATGTCGGTTGTCCGCAGCAGAGGCCCCGCGATCCGCAGCGCCTGGACCAGCTTCTTGGTGTTCCCGCCGCGCACGTCACCGCCGCCCCCCAGCGTCCTGATCGTCACGCCTCGACCCGCGACCGCGTCCAGCACCTCCATAGTCCGGTCGTTGCCAATCGCCGACTTCACCAGGCGCAACCTCAGCGCCGCATAGCCCCTGTCCAGAGCAGCCCACACCGCGCCGTCGCTGTTCATCCTCGGCGCGCCCGTCCGCTCATTCAGGCTGGACCCGACCGAGGCCTGCGCCTTCGCCACCATCTGGCGATAGAGCATCCCGTCCTCATGCTCAGCCCCGCTCAGCGCGCCCGACTGATACAGGCTGGCCAGCCCATCGACCCGCTTGGCCCGCGTCGCCCGCTCGACCTTCAGCACCGGCTCGCCCTGGTGACGCAGCACCGCGCCATGACCGTCCCGAGCAAAGCTGGCGGTCTCGACCACCTCCAACGCCACGCCCGCCTTCGCGCCTCCCAGCACAGCGACCGTCTCGACGATGCCCGCCTCGACGGCCACCGCCTCGCGGGACGAGGCCAACTGCCCCTCAACGCGCCGAACCATGGCCGCCGCCTGCCGCCGCTGCTCGACCGATCCCTTGGCCAGCTCAGCCGCCCGTTCCAGGGCGACGACCTGCGTCCGGTTCAGCACCTGCCCGTTGATCATGATGCTGTTCGGCTCGACCTCGGCCACGCGCCGAGCGCCGACCTCGCCCGCTGCTGACGCCAGCATCTTCGCCGCCGCGCTCACCGCCCTACCCATGACGCGTGCTCCCGGCTGCTGCGATCTCGACCTTGACCCCGATAGCCTTCAACGCTTGCCCCGCACCGTCGCGCAGCCTCTGGGCCGCAATCGACGTGGCGGCCATCACCGTCCGACGCTCACCATCCCACCCGGCTGAGCGCAGGTAGCTGACCACACCCGCCACACCGAGGGTGCTGACGACAACCGCTTCAACCTCAGCCGGGCCAGCCCATGCGCTGACGGGCGACGGGGACGCGATAGACCCCTCAGCCAGCCACGCCACAAACCGACCCTCGTCCAGCCAACGATGCAGGTTCATCGCCTTGCCGCGACCGAAGTCCGGGTCGCGGGCGACGGCGGCCTGCACTGCGGCCAGCAGCTGCTCGCCACTCAGCCCGCTTCGCGCCTCGGCGGCGGCCCAAGCCCGTTCGACCAGCTCCGGGCTGACCCGTTCGGGCGCCTTCGCTGACCAAGCCCTCAAGGCCGCGTCTCGCTCGCGCGCACTCGCGGTGGGTTTATAACCCTTGGTAATTCTATTCCCTATTTGGGTGACACCACTGTCACCCATAGGGGTGACACCACTGTCACCCGTGGGGTGACGCCCATGACACCCGTCGCCGGAGCTATGGGTGACACCACTGTCACCCATAGAGGCCGACGCTTCCGCCGCAGCCTCGGCCCGAATGCGCTGCATCAGGTTGCCATGACCCTGCTCGAGCGGCAGCCGATAGATCGGCACCTGCCTACCGCCGCGCATCTCATGCTGCCTGCCGGTCTCGATGATCAGGCGCGCTCCTTTTAGGGCCGCAAGGCTGCGCTGGATGGTTCTGTCCGTGCACTGGCACGCCATAGCCAGCACCCCGACCAAGACCCACACCTCGCCCTCGGCGTCGGCCCATTGCGCCAGCTCCTTCAACACGTCCTTGGCCTTGCTCGTCGGCGCATCCTGAGCCGCCGCCCACGTCCTGGCGATGTCGCTCACGGTTGCACCTCCGCCTGGACCAATCGGCCCGGCGCACGCTCTTCCCAGCCGCCAAGGCGGGCAGGCAGCAACGCGCCCGGCTCCTCGATCAGTCGCCCATCCATGACCTTTTCCAGCAGCGTGATCGCGGCCGTCAGCTCGCCCGCCTCGGCGTTCGCCTGCCCGGCCAGCTGACGCCAGTGGACCGGGTCCTCGGCCTTCAACGCGGCTTCGTTCAGGATCTGGCGATGCGCGTCCACCACGGCCCGCCTCTGCTCGCGCAGGATGTTCAGCGCTGCCTGCATGGCGTCGCTCCCCAACTCAAAATCACTTCCACCCCCGGTCGCGCGCCAGCCAGATCGGCATGGTCCACACGTTCTCGTCGCGGCCTTCGCCGCGCTTGCACTGGCTCTTGGGAACCCACTTCGCCTCGCGCCGGTCGATGCCGCGCGCCAGCAGCCAGCCGTCAGGCGACTGGTCGTGCAGGGTCATCTCCAGGGCGACTTCACCCTGCGCCGGCGGCGCAGTAGCGGGCACGTGTCCGAACAGATCGCCGGTCATGCCGCCGCCCTCACGCCCGCAAAGGCCGCATCGCTGGGCCGCGTCAGGCGCGCCGCCGCATCGGGATCAACCCACAGCTGGCGCGCCTCGCCATCAAAGCCGTCCCAGCCCGGCACGACGCCCGGCTTGACGAAGATGAACCAGGCATAGGCCGTCGCCGTCGACTGCCCCGGCACCCACACGCCCTTGCGCAGGCCCGAGCCCTTCCTGGGCATGACAACGGTCGCGTACAGGCCGCACTCGCGGAACAGAGCATGCCGCCCCTTGCCCTCCAGCAGGCGCAGCTGCAGCAGCATCGCCGCCCCAATCAACGACCGCCCATAGGCCCGTCGCACGAAGGGTTCGGTCCTGTCGCCAAAGGGGGGATTAGTCGCCGTCCAAGCCGGGGGCGAGCCCCACCACGGCGCGCGGCAACTCGGCGCGCGCCCCGGGTGCAGATAGTCCTGCGTCATGATCGGCACGGCCCCGGGCCGTGGCGGATAGACGGCGATGTCGGACGCCAGCACCCTGCCGAACACGTCGGCCAGCCCATGGGCCAGATGCCCTTCGCCCGCCGCCGGTTCCTCACAGTCGCCGCTCAAACCGTGCCGGATTGGCAGACCTAGCCGTTCCAAGGATTCGCCCAGCGCCCGCCCCCACCACGGGGGCGACGGGAAGTAGTCTAGGCTCGACGGGTCCTCGACGCGACTGGCCATGGTGGCGCGATGATTGACCACGACGCTCACGCCTCGGCCTCCGCCAAGGGCGCATCGGCCCGGGCGAACTTCCTCAGGCGCAGCGCGCGGCACACGGCGCGCCTGATCTGGACGCCGCTCATGTTCTCGACTGCCCAGGCATGGGTGACGCCGCAGCTATCCTTGCTGGAAACCGGCGCGCCCTGCATGGCGATAGCCTCGCGCCGCTCGCCGGCCCACAGCACATCGAACACGGCGCGTGGGTCCGTCACCCGGCGATGCCAGGATGAAGAGGGCGTGACGTCGAATCCTTCGTCAGTTTCGACCATCAACCGGCAGCGGCTCAGGCCCGGCAGATAATCGGGATTTCTCCAATGCTCGCGCCACATCCCCGTCAACGGCGGCTTGCGGGGCTGTTCCGGACCGAAGCTATCGCTATCGTTCATGTGGTTCAGCGCCGCGCGATGCGACTCAGCCACCACAACCCAGGTCGCACAGGCGACCTCATGCGCCATGGCGATCTGGTCCTTCAGCCGAGACAGGGTGTCCCGCTCAGACTTGATCTCGGCCACGACGATCTGGTCTGGCGTCATCGCCGCGAGATCGAGCCGCGAAACCCCTGACGACAAAACCAGTTCATGAATGATCCGCGCCGAGGGAAACTGGGCTCTCAGTTCCCGCTCGACCTTCGCCCGGATGCGCTCCTCCGCCTCCGACCCCGCCATCAGCAAGGCCCGCCGAACGCCGCCAGCGCCGCATCGGACGACGGCCAGGTGCGATAGGACAGACGCTCAAACGCCCCCTCGGCATGGTCAGCGCGGCGGAAACCATAGGCGTCCGGTCGGCAACTGACCCGGTCCGCCGCCATGATCCGCCCATCCTTCAGGCGCACGCCCATGGCCACGCCATCGCTGTCGACGGCGGCGATAGGCCACGCGCACCACAGGCCGACAGAGGCGTTGACGCAGGTCACCAACAGGTCGCCGGGCATAAGGGGCCGCCGCTCGGCTTCACCTGAAGACCGAGCCGGGAAGGCCAGAATATCTGCGCTCATGGCTAGGCCGACGCCCCCGCCTGTTCACGAACCGAGTTCGGCAACTGCAACACCCGGTTCAACACCGGACGCCGCAGAACATCGAACGCCTCCAACCGGATCGCCGCGCGCTCACGCACATAGGCGAAGCCGGGCTCGAACACTCGAAGCGGGTCCACCCCGAACTCAGTGCACGCCCCGATCAACGCCCGGGCCGCCTGATCCGCCGTAATCATCGTCGTCACCCCCACACCTCCGGGCGCCCGGCATGGGCGCGGTTGAAATCGTCTGTCGCCAACTGGGTCAGGCGCTGGTCCAGGAAGGCCGCGCCGTCGCTGACCATGGCCGCCATGTCGCGGCGCAGGACCTCGACCGTCTCGCGTCGGGCGAAGGCGCGCGTGATGCGGATGAAGCCCTTGGCCACGTCCGCCGTCGCCGCCCCGGCCTCGCGCTCGAACAGGTCGGGCTTGGCGACATTGATGCGGTTGGCCAGTTCAGCCCGCCGGCGCATGGCTTGTTCGCCGCCGTCGTTGCGGTCGGCGTCGGCGGCGCATTTCCCCGCCAGTTCCAGCAGGCCGCGCCAATCCGCCCGCGTGCGAACGCCCGCCGCCGTCGCCGGACGCCGGGCGCGCTGGTCCCGCCACCCGGTCATGCCGCGACATCCAGACTGGGCTTAAGGCCCGCCATCTCGCTCAGTTTCTGCAGCCCAGCGGGGCTCAGGCAGCACCCGCGCGAAGGATGACCAAAGGCGATCCCCAGTCGCTCCGCCGCCGCGCGGGCCTGCCGAACACGATGCAGACGCGCGGAATCACTGTCGCCGCCGCCTTCAGCCGTGACCGCCATCATGCCCAACGTCAGTTGCGCCGCCGTCATCCGGCCGCCGTTGGCGCGCCACAGCCGCGCCAGGATGCGCGCGCTGGGCCGATCCACCCCGGCCGCGATCAGGGCGGATCGCACCCGGCTCGCTGCGGTCTGACCGTCCATCGGCGTTGTCGCCGCCGGATAGACCACCAACCCGCCATACAGACGGCGCAGGTCGATCTCCGACGCGCCGGTCATCCGCGCCAATGCGGACCAGGTCACGCCCCGGTCGCGCTGCTGGGCCACATACGTCGCCCCGACATCCGACGCCCGCGTCATGCGACACCTCGCTTCAACAACGGCAGCAGGCAGGCCTCGACGTCGGCCAGATGGTCCTTGCCCGCCTGGACGATTTCCATCAGGCGCGCCGCCTCATCTGGCTCGATCACGCCATCGGCCATCGCCTCGCGCACATGCCGTTGCAACTCGGCCGCCGTTTCCGTGACCTCGCTCGACTCGTCGCGCAGTTCGCCGGGCGTGCCGGTGCGCGGCTTGGTGTTGGCGATGGCCTGGCTAACCAGATGCTGGCCGCAATAGGCCTCCAGACAGTCAACGATATCGATGGGCAGCAGGTCGGGCGCGGCCGGGTTCTGGCATCGCGACAACTGCTTCACCGAATAGGGTCTGCACTCGGCCGCGCAGGCCTCTGACGCAGACTCCAGCCCGCCACACGCCTTGATCAGCAGGCGGGATTTCAGCTTCAGCCAGTTCCGTCGGGCCGTGGCCGCGTTCGATAGCGCGCTCATGCCGCCAACTCCGGGAAATGTTGATCAAGGGCGCGCAACAGGGCGGTCTGGCGCTCGACGCCGCACGGCGCGGGCTCCGCCATCCAGAAGTTGCGCAGGGGGATCGCCGCCACCGGCGTCGGCGCCAGCCGCACCTTGGCCCGCACGGCGGGCGGCAGGTCGTCATAGGCGGCCAGATCGGCAGCGCCGGACGCGGGATAGACCTTTCGCGGGGTGATCAGCGCGCTCATGCCGCCGCCCCTTCCGGTGACGAACCGGGTTCGTCCGTTCGCGAGACGTTCCGCTCGGGATTCTCGGCGCCACAGCCATCGCCGGGCGCCATGGTGCAGTCATCACTCGGCCGAGCGGCCCTGCACAAAGGACGACGAACTTGATCCGGCCAAACAATCGACTTCGGCCAGTTCTCCGAAAGCCATCGCAATGCGGCTTCGTAGCGCCGCACTTGGATGTCGCTGCCGGCGATAAGGGCGTCGAGCTTTTTACTGTCGCCAAACAGGCGCCAACTGACGGTAGTCCGCTCCAGGCAGGCGGCTTCGCCGAATCGCTCTGCGACGAGAATGAGGGCGGCAATCGAGTCCATGGCGACTTGATCGGTAATTTTACCGCATCCGTCAACGGTTATCTTACCGGTCGCGCTGCCCCTTTGGTCCGGTCAGATTACCGGATGATGTTAGAAGATGTGGTTGAGCGCGTTCACCAAAGGCTAGAGGCCATTGGAAAGTCGGCCAGGGCGGCGTCCCTTGAGGCCGGCCTGAGCGAAGACGCCATCCGCAACATGGAACGCGCCGCCAAGTCTGGATCGCGCAAGGGCGTATCAACCAAGACCGTGGCCGCGTTGGCCCCTGTCCTGGAAACCTCAGTCGCATGGCTGCTGGAGGGAGCGGGCGACGAAATCGTGGAGCACACGACCGATACTGTCCCAGTCGTTGGCTACGTGTCGGCTGGAGCCGTCGCGATGCTCTACGACGAAGGACAAGGCCCGTTCGATATGGTTCCAGCCCCCGAAGGCAGTACCCCTAAGACGGTTGCAGCCGAGATCAGAGGCGACTCGCTCGGCCCCATCTTCGACAGCTGGCTCGTCTACTGGGACGACATCAGGTCGCCCGTCACATCCGACCTGATCGGAGAGCTGTGCGTCATAGGACTGCCTGACGGTCGTGTCGTGGTGAAGAAGCTACGGCAAGGCGCTAACGGCCTTTTCCACCTGATTTCAAACCTCGAAGGCCCAATGCTGGATCAGGAGATTTTGTGGGCCGCCAAGGTTAAGCGGATGACGCCGCGCTAACGGCGGGCGTAGTCACACAGGGCCCAGAGCTCGCCAAAATCTGAACGTCCTGCGTCGCCCTCGATCACAACATTGCCGTTGCCATAGATGTAGCGCCGCAACGCTCCGCCCCGAGGTTGAACCATGCCGCAACTCATCGGCTTGAAATCGACCAAGAACGCGACATGGGGCTGAACTCGCGAGCCACCCGGAAAACGATAGTCGATAGCGGACCTTAGCTTGCCCTCCTCGTCTGACGTCAGGTCGTGGACAAAAACGCGCCCCTCAAGAGGGTGCTTTTCTTGGACCGAAGTTTGCGTGACGTCACTGGGCGCAGGCGAGGGCCACAGCTGCACGGTTAGGCCGAGAAGCAGCACCACAAGCAATGCAATGACAAAGCCCGGAATGCGACCGCGACGCGCGTTGGGTTCAGACATCGCTGATTTAGATCACGTCGGTAATGCCGGATGCGACCGGTAATAAAACCGGTTTTCTGTTGACGCGGTAAAATTACCGGGTCATGTTCCGCTCGTCCGCACCGGTTGAGCGTTTCCCCAACCCCTCCCAACCGCGCCGCCAGCCCCCGCTGGCGCCGGTGCGGACACCCTCTTTCGCGGAGCGTGTCCCATGCCTTCATCAGTCGAACAGTTCCCCATCGTCGCCGCCCGCAGCTACGCCGGCGGCGTGATCCAGGCCCTGTCGGTCGCTGACGCCTTCGAGCATCACGACCCCCTCCGCGCAGAGCGCGCGCTGCAAGACGCCATGGATGGGCTGGAGGCCGCGACCGCACAGGTCCGCATGGCCCAGAAGCGGGCAAGCGCCGCCCGCCGCGCAGCCCGCTCCCGCCCCCAACCCATGCTCCGCGCCGCCGTCGTCGTCGCCGGTATCGCCCTGCCGTGGCTGACCTTCGGCGGCCTGCCGTCGTGAGCGGCTTCCCTATCAACGGCGCCAGCCTCTTTGTCCTGATCCTGGGCGGGCTGATCGTCTCCTTCATCCCCCTTCGCCGGAAGCGCTGACCATGACCGCTGCCCTGAACCTGCTCGCCGTCCAGAACGCCCCCGTCCTCCGCGCCCTGCGCGACCGACCTGAGGGCGGATGGTCCAGCATCGCGGACCTCGCCGACCACCTAAAGCGCGACCGTTCAAACCTCTCCAAGACGCTGAACAAGCTGGAAGACGAGAAGCTGGCCGCCTTCAACCCTTTGACCCACGGCCTGACCGAGGCCGGCGCTGAGCAGCTGGCGATGATCGACCGTGCCGAGAATGGGGCAGGGGACGAACCCGGTTCGTTTCAGGCCGCGGCAAAGGGCGATGTCGTCTTCATTCGCCACGCCCAGATCATTGCCGACAAAGACAATGCCCGCCGCGACTGGGAAAGCGATGAGGCCAAGGATGAACTGGATGGCCTGCGTCAGGACATCCTGCAAAACGGCCTGCTTCAGAACCTGGTCGTGCGCGCCGCCGGCGAGGTGATCCCGGCCAGCCTGACTGTGGCCCAGGGCGGAGCCTTCAAGGCAGGTCTGCCCCTCTACGTTCTCGTCGGGGGGGAGCGTCGCTGGCGCGCGATCGAAGAGGCGATGTTTGACGGCGATTGGGAAGAAGACCGCCCCATCCCTTGCCGCCTGCTGGACACCGACGACCTGGGCCACCGCCTCGCCGCCCTGGCCGAGAACCTGCAACGCCGCAACCTGAACCCCATCGAGAAGGCCAACGCCTTCGAGGGGCTGGCCTTGGCCGGCCTGACCAACAAGGAGATCGCCGACCGTGTCTCCTCCACGCCCGAGCACGTCCAGCAACACCGCCGCTTCCTGCAACTGGACGCCGACGATCAGGCCCGCATGACCCTGGGGCGCGACGACCCGCGCCACCTGTCGGTGCGCGAGGCGCGTCAGAAGCTGGCGAAGAAAGACGACGGCCCGCCCGCCATCGAGCTCGAACCCATGGCGCGGCTGGCATGGATCGAACTGACCCACGCCGCCTATCACCATGGCGAACACACAAACCTGTGGGACCCGATCCCGGTCGCGGTCGGCGCAGCGGCAACGCCTGAGGGCCAGCGCCTGACCGAGATCGGCGCGGTCGATTTCTCGGCTGATCGACAGCGTCACGGCAAGCACATCGGACGGTTCACCGCCAAGCGTCACTTTGAGGCGAACAGGATCAGATTGGCCCAGCCCATCCCCTTCTCGTCCAGCGAAGCGGCCGAGAGCCTGCGCGCCGAACAGATCGCCACCCTGGGTGACGCCGCCCCCGTCTGGGCTGGAGACAAGCCCTGCTACGCCACACCCTGGCTCGCCGACATCGGAGAGATGGACGACGACGGCCAGGCCATCATCGACGCTCGCCGCGCAGAAGACGCAGAGGCCGCCGAGATCCTCGCCGAACGTCAGCGCCAGTCAGTGGCACGCGCCCGTCTTTGGGCCGACGCCCGCGCGCGCCACGTACGCCTGCTGGAAGCGTCCCAGACCGCACCGACAGCCGGTGAACCGGCCGAGGTCATCGCCATCGCCACTGACATCGACCGCCCCTTCCCGTGGTCCGCCTTCCCCAACGGCTTCATCGTCGCGGCCAACGGCACGACGGTGAAGCAGCCCCACTACCATGGCGCGCCGACCGATCAGGAACTGGCGATCAATCAGATGATCGTCGTCGCCGCCAACACCGCCGCCGGCCTCATCACGCCGACTGTCGCAACGCCTGATGCAGAGCCCGATGAAGACGGCGACGACGCCGATGGCGATGGCGAAACCGAGGACATTGAGGTCAGCGAGGACACCGACGACGATGCGTCTGAGCGGGCCGAGGGCGAGCCGGCTGTACCGATCGATCAGTCGATCACGCCTGACTTCCTTGTCTGCCTGGAAGACGGCCGGAAGTTCAAAAGCCTGAAGCGCCACCTGCGCACCCGTTTCGACCTGAGCCCCGAAGCCTATCGGATCAAGTGGGGTCTGCCGGATGACTACCCCATGCAGGCGCCGAACTACGCCAAGGCCCGCGCCGAACTCGCCGCAAAGATGGGCGCCGCCTGATGGCCCGCCCCTTCATCGACGCCGCCCTGCTGGCCGCCCATGGCCATCGCACAGCCCCCGTCATCCGCATTCGCAAAGGACCCGCCATGTCGCAGGACATCCGCTTCGCCCTGCTGCCCAGCCTGAACACGCGCGAGCAGATCAAGGCCTTCCCCGACCTCAACGCCCTGGCCCGCCACATCCAGCGCAAGCGCGGCGAACACGGCCTGGACCTCAACGAGGTCGAGGACATGGAGATCGCCAACCGCACCGAGGCCACGCGTGGGGTCGAGGTCTGGACCATGAACGACGGCAACGACCGCGTCGGTTTCATCGGCTACGCCTACCTCGACGACAACGGCCTCGAAACGCTCCGCTGCGCCCTGCGCCGCAACCGCCTGGTCGTCGACCATGGCCAGCACGCCGAGGCCGCGTGATGGACGCGCACAGCCTCATGACCCCGGCGCCGGCCGACGCCACGCCCGCTGAACCCGAACGCCTGAACCGCCGCCAACAGGCCAAGGCCGCCACCCGCCAACAGGTGATTAACGCGGCGAAGAACCTGTTCGACACGGTCGGATACAAGGCCGCCACCATCCGAGACATCGCCGCCGACGCCGGCAAATCCACCGGCGCCGTCTTCGCCAGCTTCGACGACAAGGACGCCCTCTATCTGGCGATCCACGGCCACCCCGCCCTGACGCCCGAACAGGGGCTGCATCTCGCCGCCGCCCTGCGCCGCGCCGTGGCCTTCATCGAACGCTTCGAAGACGACCCCTTCTTCGACGAAGCGCCCCAGCTGCTGGCGGACATCCGCGAAGTGCTGCCGCCTGCAGCGCCAACGACCGTCGGAGGGGCCGCCTGATGGCCGACAACACTCACATCGAATGGACCGACGCGACGTGGAACGTCGTGACCGGCTGCGCCGTCGTCTCACCCGGCTGCACCAACTGCTATGCGATGAAGCTGGCCGGGACGCGCCTGCGCGATCACCCATCGCGCAAGGGCCTGACGCGCGACAGCAAGGCCGGCCCCGTCTGGAACGGACAGGTGCGGTTCAACGCTGACTGGCTGACCCAGCCCCTGCGCTGGACCAAGCCCCGCAAGATTTTCGTCTGCGCCCATGGCGACCTGTTTCACGAAGGCGTCACCGACGACCAGCTGGACCAGGTCTTCGCCGTCATGGCGCTTGCTCCGCAGCACGTCTTTCAGGTTCTGACCAAGCGGCCGGAACGGATGCGTGAGTACCTGACCGCGAGCAACCGGCAGCTTCACATCGCGCAGGCCGGTACGCCTCATGATGGAGCGGGCGAGCTTTGGTGGGGGCGCTTTCTGAAACCTTGGCCCCTTCCGAACGTCTGGCTCGCTGTCAGCGTCGAAGATCAGACTCGCGCGGAGCAGCGCATTCCGGCCCTGCTCGAAACACCGGCGGCAGTCCGCTGGATCTCGGCCGAGCCGCTGATCGGTCCCGTGAACCTCAAGAACATCGAGACGACGCCGCCACGTGTAGCCTACCTGAATGCTCTGTCAGGCCGTCGCATGACCTGCGAGGCCGGCGGGCCATATATGGAAGTACCCGCGCTTCCCGGCCTCGACTGGGTCGTCGTCGGCGGCGAGAGCGGCCAAGGCTCTCGCCCCATGCACCCGGACTGGGCACGCAACCTCCGCGATCAGTGTGCCGACGCCGGCGTCGCTTTCCTGTTCAAACAATGGGGCGACTGGACCCCCGGCGAGAACGCTCAGAACACCCTCGGCCGCACCGTCGAGACGGCCGACTGGTTCAACGACGCTTGGGATTACCAGACCCTGACGCTGGCCTCAGCCGAGGGCATGCACATCGACGACGAACCGACCCTCTACCGCGCTGGAAAGCGCGCCGCCGGCCGCCATCTCGACGGCCACCTGCACGACGGATATCCCGCATGACCCAGACCACCAACAAACCCGGTTCGTCCACGGGCGCACAGATGCGCCGCTTCGCCGCCCTGGAAGACATCCTGATGGGCTTCTCCGACGGCATCGACGGCGCCCGCCTTCAGGCTGGCCTCACATGGGCCAAGACCGGCCGCGCCGACTGGCAGCGCAAGGATCTGATCGGCCTCTTCGCTTCGCCATGGCAGGCAGCGGCCGAGGAGGCCGGGTGGCAGGGCGACGCACTAGCCGAGGGCGCAAAGGATCTGGATGAGGTCACAGCCGCCGCACTCACCGCCGACCAGGTCGACGCCTTCATCGACGAGGTCCGCGCCGAACTGATCCGCGCCCGGGCCAAGTTCCCCGGCGACCGCATCATGACCATCGCCCTCGCCGAAGAGTTCGGCGAGCTGGCCAAGGCCATCCTCGATGAACCCGCCGACAATGTCCGCAAGGAAGCCGTCCAGACCGCCGCCATAGCCGCCCGCATCGTCCTCGATGGCGACGGATCAGTGAACGAATGGCGGGCCGCCAAGGGGCTGGACGCGCTGACGTCGGGAGGCGCGGCATGACCGACACCGTCGACCTGATCAACAAGGACGTGGCCGAAACCATGACGCCGGAGTTCGTCAAGAAGCAGGTGGCCACCCGCGTCGAGAAGCTTGTCACCGAAGCGATTGACGACGCGCTGCGCAGCTACAGCGACATCGGCAAGCAGATCAAAGAGGCGGTCGCAGCCAGCCTCAAGGTCAACGACCTCAACCTGCCGTCCTACGGACTGCTCGTCACCGGCATGATCGAGAAGCAGGTCAAGGACCACGCCGGCGCCCTGATCGACGCGCGCCTGGCCGAAGACATCCGCGACCTGCTGAACATCGCACCCGCTGAAATCAGACTGTCCCAGATCGCTAAGGAGATGATCGAAGGCCGCCACGACCACGACGGCTACGGCGAGGTCATCACCGTCATAATCGAGCACAGCGACTATGGCTCGACGTGGCTCTATCTGGACGAAGAGCAACACCACGCCCGCCGTGACAAGTACCAGTGCCGTCACAGCCTGCTGCTCAACAAGGACGGAACGATCAGCAGCGCGCGGCTCGACAAGCGCGACCTCAAGGACACCCAGCATATCGGCCGCGACTACGGCCTGCCCGACAAAATCCGGGCCTATTACGCCGCCGGCACCAAGATCATCGTGGACGAGGATGCCGTGGTCACTTCGGTCGGGGACTACTGACCGTGGCCGTGGGAACCGACCGCGAAAAAGCCGCCGCCCGCATCCGCGCCCTGCGCAACATGACGGTCGAAAACGGCTGCTCCGAGGCCGAGGCGATGATCGCCGCCGACAAGCTGGCCGAGGCCCTGCGCGACTACAACATGACCCTGGACGAGGCCGACATGCGCGCCTCGCCCTTCGCCGAACAAACGCACGTCGGCGCCGGCAGCATCGGCCTCAAGCTGTGGAAGGTCGCTGTCGCCATCGGCCGGCTGACCAATACGAAGCAGTGGCGCGACGGCGACAATGTCGCGCGCCTGACCTTCCTCGGCCTGTCGCACGAGGTGGAGATCGCGACCTATCTCCTGGCCCTTTGCGAGCGGGCCATGAACACCGAAGCGGGACGCCACATGCACGGCACGGCGCGCTGGCCCTACGGCCGCCGCGTCGCCCGGCTTATACCCTTCCTCGACGGCATGGCAGATCGTCTGCAACGACGCATCCTGAGCATGATTCCGCCTCGCCCGACCGGCACCGGCCTGATCGTTTTGCGCAATGCCCTGATCGATGAAGAGATGGCGCGTCGTGGCCACGTACTGGAAGATGGCGACCGCGCCCGTCGCCCGATAGACGGCGCCAGCTATCGCGCCGGCCAGGCCGCCGCCGAACGCGTCGCTCTCAACCCCGGCCTGCGCCGCGAACAGCCGCAGGGAGCACTGCGATGAACCATCTACCGTCGACCCACGGATACGTCCCGGGTGGCCGATGGGAGCGCATCCTTCGCCTGATCCGCAGCCGCCCCATGAACCGCGCCGAGGTCCTCGACGCCCTGCGCACAGATGAGACCGTGCTGAAGATCGAGCGCCGCAAGATCCACTTCGCCCTGACCGAGATGATGCGCCGCGATCTGATCGCCTGGACGCCCTTGGGATTCGTCGCGACCGCAAATGGGGTGGTCGAACTGGACGTGGGCGACGACGGAAGCCGGAGGGTCGTGCCGCAACCGAGCGCTACCGCCGCCATTCACATCGGACTAAGCCATCTGAGGGAAGCTACGCGATGACTGCCCTCCGAGACCTTTCAGCCCCCTGGTCAAACCTCGGCCCGGCGACCGAGGCTCGCCTTGCGCAGGCCTTCGCCAGCCGTGCCACCATCTTCGCTAACGCGGCCTGTCGCATCCTCGGGGTTGACGTAAAGACGCTGGGGGCGCTCGTTGAAGGCGGCGCCGTCCGGTTCGTCCTGGTCGGCAAGACGAAACGCTTCACCGAGGCCGATCTGCGCGCCTATCTGTCCAGGGAAACCGAACTTCCGTGTCCGTCTACAAGTCGCAAAACAGCCGCTTCTGGCAATACGACTTCCAGCAGAAAGGTCGTCGCTTTCACGGCTCTACGGGCGTCGAAAGCAAGCGGGCGGCCGAGCAAGTAGAGCGCGACCTGCGCCAGCAAGCCGCGCTCGGACTGCTGGACAACGCCTCCCTGATGACGCTCGACCTCGCCGCCGGTCGATGGTGGGAGGAAAAGGGCAAGGGCCTGAAAGACAGCGCCCGCCTGCTTGGCCGGATCGAACGGATGATCGCCGTCGTCGGCGCCAATACCCCCATCAACGCCATCACGACCAAGTCGATGACGACGGCGATCCAGAAGCGCCGAGGTCAGGCCTTCACCAAGTCCAAGGCCAAGGACGCCAAGCTCTACCTGCCGTCGGACTCGACGGTGAACCGCGACATGATCGACAGCCTGCGACCCATCCTGAACCGGGCGCGCAAGGCATGGGGCGCGACCCTACCCGAGATCGACTGGGAAGAGCTGCGACTGTCGGAACCCAAGGCCAAGCCCACCGAGTTCGCGGGCGATGACCTGTCGTCCGTGCTGGCCCAGGTGAAGCCCCACTGGCACGACATGATCCACTTCGCCACGCGCTACGGTTGCCGCCTGTCCGAGCTCTTTTTCCCGCTGGCCGATCTCGACGTCGCCGACCACGAAAACGCCCGCGTCCGGCTGCGCGAACGCAAGGGCGGCGATGATCACATCATCCCCCTGCTGCCCGAAGACGCGGCCATGCTCGCAGCCCGAAAGGGCAGGGCTCAGGCCGCCGACATCGACACCGTATGGTTCCGCGAAGTCCCATCCAAGGCGAGGGGAAAGCCAGCCAAAGTGCTGGCGTTGAAATATAACGGCGCCGCCATCGCCATGCGCCGGGCCATGACCAGGTCAGGCCTGCGCGAAGCCAAGGGCATGAAGGGCGCGCACGCCATGCGCCACCACAGCGCCATGCAGATCTTGCGGGGCACTGAAAACCTTCGACTGGCGCAGGCCCTGCTAGGTCATGCCGATATAAAATCCACCATGGTCTATGCCCACGCCCTGGAGTCGGACGTGAAGAAGGGCCTTGCCAAGCTCTCCCGGAATAGTCCCGAAGCGCCCGAAGTCACACCCGAAAATACGGTGCAAGATCAGCGCGCTAAGGGGTAGTGATTGGAGGGTTCATAACCCACAGGTCGGCGGTTCGATCCCGCCTCCAACCACCACGGATTTCCTTCCGGACGCATGGTGAACGTCCCCGGCCGATCCGGCCGTAAGGCGCTGCGTCATGTTTACGAGAGTTTAACTGGCGTCAGGCGTCGGCAACAGGGCATCCAGGCTGCAGCAAGGCTTTGGAGGCGTTCATGTTTAAACCTGTTCTGGTCGCGGTTGCGGCGTGCGTGCTGGTGTCGGGGTGCAGCGTCACGCGCTATCCGGTCCTGCCGACGTGGTCGGATGATGCGATTAAGGCCATGGACTGCGCCGGTTTGCGGCGGGAGCGCGACGCGGCTCTGGGGACCGAGCGTCAGATTGCGGACCTTGCCGCTGGGGGGCGCGCCGAACGGCCCAAGCTCTATTCAACGGCCAAGGCGGATGCTGACCGGGCCGTGCAGGCGCGACTCGCCAGCATCGACGCCGGCTTGCAAGCCAAGGCCTGCCCGGTCTGATTGCGCTGTTCCCAGCTGACGGGCTGCGTCCGGCAGGGGCGGGTCCGTCAGGGCGTGCGCGTCGCGCCGCCGGTTATCTTGCACACATAGTCAGTCTGGGCCCGACCGGAGGTCAGCCCGCTGGGCGTCAGGATGCCGCCGCGCTCGACGCACTGGGCGTTCAGCGCGTCATACTCCTGTTGATAGGTCGGCACGGTCCGGCCGGTGGCGCAGGCGCCGAGGGCTAGAGGGGCTAGAGGGGCGCCGAGGGCTAGAGGGGCGGCGAGGGCGGCGAGAATGACGGCGGCGCGCATGACGGGGGCTCCTTGCAACTGGCGGCTTAACGGTTAGCCGAGGGCGGACGTTCCTCTGGCCGCCCCCTGGATGCAAGGCGGGTTTCAGAAGGCCAGCAGGCCAAGATGCTCCAGCAGGATCTTGAGGCCCAGAGCGATCAGGGCGACGCCGCCGATCAGTTCGACGATCTTGCCCAGTCGCGTGCCCGCCGCCTTGCCGATCAGCAGGCCGAGCGTGGCCAGGGCGAAGGTGGTCAGGCCGATGCAGGCCGCGATCAGCCAGATGTTCTCGCCCAGCAGGGCCAGGCCGACGCCGACCGCGCCCGCGTCGATCGAGGTGCCGACGGCGGTGGCGACCAGGGCGACCAGGCCGCGCGACACGGCCTTCTTCGCTTCGGCTTCTTCTTCCGCCTCGTCCTCGGGCTTCAGCGCCTCCCAGATCATCTTGCCGCCGACCGCGCCGAGCAGGCCGAAGGCGATCCAGTGGTCGATGGCGGCGACGAAGCCGGCGGCGGCGACGCCCAGGGCGAAGCCGATCAGCGGGGTGATGGCCTCGATGACGCCGAACACCAGGCCCGAGCGCAGGGCCTGCGGCAGGGTGGGGCGGTGCTGGGCGCCCCGACCAATCGCGGCGGCGAAGGCGTCGGCGGACATGCTGAGCGACAGGATGGCGATGGCGATGGGGGTCAT